ACTCTGCGTCCATCCTTTGCTAGAACTGTACCGTCCCATACATAGTCAATGAATCGCTGAGCTTGCTCAGGAGCAAGAATACCACCAGGAGTTCCTGTTGGATTTACTGCGTTAGCACCAGTTGTAACACCGAAGTTTGCACCGTTCACGTTTCCAAGTGAAGCGGCTGGGCTTAGAGCACCATCTGGTCCATATGCTACTGCACTGCCAATGGCACCTGATACGGCGACACCTGCATCTGCAGCTTTTTCAATTAATGTTTCTTTTTCCGACATATATTTCACCTCCTAGTGATATTTTACTTAAATAAGTCGTTATTTGTGAGGAAACGACCTCCCCAAAGGGATTTTTGAACCTTCATTTCTGAAAGCTCCTGGATGATCTCGCCAAGATCACCAGACTTACGGAATGCGGTGTCAGCCTCAACCTGATCAACACGCTTTCCAAATTCATCAAAGTTTCCCTTTACAGTTTCAATGTCGTTTGAAACTACTCCAAGAGACTTCTTTAGTTCTGCAAGCTCAGCACCAAGTGCCTTAACTGTTGCAGTTAGATCGCCAAAGGCATTATTAAGAGAGTCTTTGATTTCGGCTACAGAATCAACTAGAATCTGATTTGCTTTCGCAACCTCATCAACAACCTCAACTCCAGCGTCCTCAACAGACTCAGGAGCTGCACTTTCAGAAACGTCTTCTGCTACAACTTCTTCTACAGCCTCTTCTGTCTTTTCGACAGCTTCCTCTGCAGCTTCTTCTGTAACATCAGCTGGCTTATCTTCTGACGGTGCCTCTGGAGCGACCTGTACATCTTCAACAACATCTTCAGTTACTTCCGCAACCTCTGATACATTTGCTTCTTCTGTCATAGGATCTTCCTCCTTTTTCATCTTAGAAGTATTAATGCCTTTAGCACTATCAACTAAGAACTTTATTGTGTCTGCAGTATCGGAATCATCTTTTTCTACAAAACCGATATTCTGCATTGGCATACCAGAAGTTGGACTCAACGCTGTGTCCTGATCTGATAGCAAAACTATGTCGTTTTCTGAATCCCAGAAAACATTTTCAAGCTCCATCTTTGATGTATATCCTTCTAGATGAGTTTGTCCGTCAACCTTTTCAATTGAAACAATGTTAGCAAATTGATTGGCTGGATTGTCAACAAGAGAAAGCTCAACAAGATCATATTCTTTAATTACACGAATAGACTTATCCATTTCTTCGTTGTAGTCATCGTCATATTTCTTAATGCTACCGCCAATAGAAAAACCAGAATATGTTCCATCAATAACTTTTTCCCAAGCATCTTGTGCACCCTTAGAAACGTAGGCAGAAACGTATACTCCAGAATAAAACTTTTTTGCGTTTGGATCAAAGTATTTGTCTTCCTTAAAAGATACTACCTTGCCAACAGCAGATGGCTGGTGCATTTCTCTTAGATTGCCTCTGAAATTTTTAAAGGCTACAAGGCTAGCATTAGTAGAAACAATGTCGCCCTGCTTGTCTACGTTATCAAGTGTGGCAAATCCAGAAACGGTTCTCCGTTCTTTATCTACTTTTCCAATGGGCATCGATAGGCGAACGTTGTCGCCATCAGTTACCCAATGTGCCTTATTAATATTCATATCCCTTTAATTATAGCAAACATTTTATGACTTTATAACGATTTTGTTACTCTGATGATCTTCCTTCACCCTGAGCATTTCTGCCACTGGTTGTGGCTTCTCCGTCAGATTGTTCGTTTGCCCTGTTCCTGTCTCGTTCTCTATTCTGTTGTGTATTCGCAGTTGCATCAGCAGCCTGTCTGGGACTAAGCTCCATTGGTTCGTCACCGTCTGATCTCTGAGGCAAATCTAGCAATTCACGAGCCTCATTTGGAACCATAATCTTATTACGAACATAACGCTCAAGGATTTGAGATTGTGCAATTTCGTCAGTAAGGGTTAGCTCATTAAACTGCAGCTCTAGTATATCAGTCTTTTCACGAACAATCTTATTAATTATCTTTTCTAGGTATTCTTGCATTGGTCGTGCAACTTGTTCTTTAAATGTTCTATCTTGGGAAAGGGCTGCAGCAATAGCTGCTGAGTCTGATCCGCCAAGCTTTGAGATTGGAACTTGATGTGCAATCAAAATATCGTCACGATTTGCCCTACGATATTCCTTAAAAGAGGCTTCCTGAATTCCAGCCTCAATTGGCTTCATGTCAAACTCAACTTTGCTGCCATCGCTATCTCCAGGCAGTGGGATATAGAGTGTCCTGTGAGACTGAGATTTTAGCCCAGTTTGTAAGAATCTAAAAAGCTTGTCTTCTGCATCTCCAGATAGCTTGGCTCCCTTTAGGGTTACAATGTATCTTGGAACAGCTTTGTTATTAAAGTAGTCAATGTTATACTGTGCAGCTAGCTGATCACCAACAAGAGAGCTCATTGCTGAAACAATATCTGGAACTCCATAAAAAGTATTTAGCGGAGAATATTCTTTAATGTGAATGATTTCGTTTGGTCTTGTATCGTTTGTTACTGGGTTTGCATTCTTTGCCCCAAAATTTCTAAAGTAAACTACTTGATTTCCAATAATTTGGATATACCCATCACGAAGCCTACGAACACGAATGGTGGTTGCAGGAATATGTCCAACATATCCAATTTCTCCAGTTACCTTACGACCAACCTCAATATATGCATTACCAGTTGACTGTAAATCAGTAACAACCTTTTCCATTGTTTTTTGAAAGCTGTCTTCATCATTTAGGTTTTCTAGCCAGTCACGTAGCTGAATCTTTAAGCGTTCAATTCTATTTCTAGCACGCTTGACGGCTTCTTCGTCATCTCGCATTTCAAGGCTCATAGATGTTTTATCTGTAACACCAAAGTGATAGCCAAGACCAACTACGTTTTCTACCTTGGCGTCGATAGCTGCGTGGTTAGCAAACGAAGTATCATAAAAATTTGCCAACTCATATAAATTATATGGCGGTGTAATTACATCAAAAAGACCATAGCCATTACGATAAACCACTCCTGGATTAATCTGCTTAGATGATGCATCTGAGCCAGATGGTACTGCATTTGCAGAATCTAAATATGCTGTAGAGACTGTTGTGGCTTTGCTCATATTTCTTACAGTTCTACGCTTAAAGTTTGGATCGATTCCAGAGTAGTCTTTGAGCTGATCCCAATTCTTTACAAATGGATCTTGGTCCTTAAATAAATTAAGTGGCTCTTCTTGAGTATTCAGACTAGCTGACAAATACTCCATTTCGTAATCGCTCATTATTCTTCCAGTGCTCCCTGACCATACTTGTCTACCGTTGCCTGTGCGTCTGCCCAAGCACCTAAATCATTCATAGAAGGAATGAGGCCCTGCTTCATTCTATCTACCTGCTCTGAGTGCTCTTCTTCAGACACCCTAGTCAATCCTGGAACAAATTTGGCTTCGCCATCTCCTGGATCTCCGTAGTATTTGGCAGCCTGAATTAGTTCGCTAATTTTACTAAGATCATTTTTAAGCGAAGGAATGTTAAGAACATTTCCCTCTCCATCAGTAAAATACTTTCCATCTGCCTTTTTATATACATAAAGGCCCCATCCATAGTTATCTTCAATGATTTGTCTACGGACGTTACCAACTTTTGATAAAATATCGTTTTCCATGTACATAAGTATACCAGATTATACTGCAGACTTGGTCAAATTAGACCAAATCAAGTTACTATATATTCTGGATTTGTCATAATCAATCTCTAAACCATCAAGGTTGTCATCAATAATAGATCTATTAGTTCCAAGGTATAGGTCATAAACAGTCTTTGGGTTAACCGCAAAAGCATTTGTAGAGCTTAGTACCTTTAGGTTGTTCCAAGAGTTGTCTTCTGGGTAATCGTCTATCCAGTTTGACCAATCAAGCTCCACACTTTGAGGCGACAGCTTTACACGTGCCCAAGCACGATTTGTTGTGCTTTGGCTTCTTTCTAGACTGCTAGACAAGAAGTAGGATATGTGGTTATAGGTTAAAGGACCAGATACATTTAGCCTTCCTGTATAGCCAGTGTATGCAAGTGGGGTGTTAAAGGATACCGCAAAAACAGCCCAAGAGTTTTTTAAGATAAATGGAGTAGTTACTGCCTGGCCATTAATAAAATATCTTAGGTTTGTATAGTCTGCACCAGTTTCTCTATTTTTTGCATAAATATAACCACGTCCAGTACTTCCATCATCTTTTAGATAGAAGTCGTATATACCGCCTCTAAAATCAATAGAAGCAATTACAAGTCCTTCAGTAGGAAAAGCCCTTTCTGAATACTTAAACCACATTTGAAATGCACTAATTTCAAAGTCTGAAGATTTTTCTACGTTTAGGGCTAGGGAGATTCCTCTATCAAGCCTGTCGCTAAACTCTCCACGAAGTCTCCATCCACTATTGTTTGTTGTGTAAAGGTATGGTGTACTTTCTTTATATATTGTTATTGGATTTTTTCCAGCAAAGTTATAGTACAAACCTTCTCTTGTATAAGGATAAACTGGTATGCCAAATTTAGTTCCAATTGGAGTAAAATCATTTTTGCTCAATGTATTAGAGGAAAGCTGAAGATCTCTAAATCTAACTGGCTGCCTGATTAGACCATCGCTTTCTATTCTTATATGAGAAACCAAAGCTAATGAATTAAAGTCAACTGGGCTATCACTAGCATTTCTCAATGGTGGGTAAATGACGGTATTATCTAATGCTTCATACATTGTATCTTCCCAATTTGTAACAAGAGTATTAGGATCAATAACCCCAGTAGACTTAAATGGCTCTATGTCAGTATAGTCAAGTATTGTTTTGTTTGCTCCGTCAGCAATTTCTTGAAATGAAACATATGCTTTAATTTTATTCTTTGATGTGTCATAGGCAAACCCAGATTGCTCTACCAATGACATATCTTCGTAATCGTTCCATCCAGTAAAGATATTGTTTCCTAAGTCTCCATAGGTTAGTCGCACTGGAATTGAATATGCTACACGCAAATCATTATATGTCCAAGTTCCCCCAGATCCAGAGGACTGTAGCGTAATGGTTTCTGGATAATCCATGTTAAACTGCAAATAGTCTAAATCATAAATGTTATTGTTTTCAAAGTCTGTTACATATTTACCAAAGTATGAGAGTGGTAAATAGTCTTCCCAATACCCAACTGCAGCAATATCTACATAAAAAGTATTAAATTTTACGTATGGTTTTAGTGTATAGTTTGCAACGTGAGTCCCCATGGCTGTTATAGCAGATGGGGCAGAAACTAAGATTCCAGAAGAATCAAAATATTGCGAAACAGTTCTATTGTTAAATTGACTATTAAACCCTACCCTGTAGATTTTTCCAGTAAACGTATCGCTTAGGCTTCCACCAACCTGTAAAGACAAAGATCCTTGATTAACAAAAAACTTATTGATTCCATCAACAGAAAGTAAAGCTAGCTTTGTTACATCCGCACCAACAATAAATTTTTGATTTGCTAAAACAGAAAATGTTCTAACTGTAGTGGTAGCTCCACCTATTTGAGCTGTATACGAAACTAAAAGATTATTTACTGAAATTTCAAAAAAGTCTCCACTAAAAAGATTTTCAATTCTAAAAAGAGTTTGCTTTGAAGCAACACCACTTGTTGAAAAGATACCGTAAAAAGACTGAATTGGGTCAGTTAACAAACCAAACTGATTAAAAGATAACCTACAAGACTTGTTGTTCCAGCTAGAATTGGGCCTAAACGTAATGTATGGATCTACCGAACTACCTGTTGAGTAGTTGTCATCGTATAGCTTTTGAAGCGTCAGGTCATCCAAAACAAACTCTGGTAAAGAATAATCTGGCAAAGACAAAGCTCTTGATGATGGACTTACGTTACTAAAGAATCCTTGAGACCATTCTCCAAAATTTGGATAAGAATAGTTTGCTCCATAATTGGCAACTGCGTAATCGTTTGCTGCTGTTACTGAGTTTAGCGATGAGTTAATTGTCTCAAGCGTAGGCACTCCCTGCCCCCAGACCCATCTTCTTTTTGCAACTTCGTTAGGAACTGGATATGGATAAATTGCAAAAGAGTCAACCTCTAGGGAAGCTATCTCGTCTGTTGTGTAAAATCCTAGCCAATCTTGACTTTTGCCATTTGCGTCAAACTCTGATGGAAAGTTTAGCTGGCTTTCTGCGACTGGAATTGAAAAAACCTCTTCTCCATTAACCATCATAGAAACTAGGTCTTGTGTAAACTTTATGTGAATTAGCATTGGTCTAAACCACTCACCAACATAGTGAGACTTAATATACTTTCCAACAACTAGCGTTAAATAACCATTTTCAACATACAAACCATCAGAGCTAGCAATTGGGCCAAAGATTCTTACTGGATCGTAGACATCAGTATTTATTCTGATCCAAGACTCTAAAGTATATTGATTATACAACCCAATGCTATTTAAGAATCCGTACCCTGGAAAAATAATTGATGGATAGTTTACGCTATCTACCACATTTGGAAATATTTTGGTAACATTGGAAGATCCATAAGCTAATGGTATGCCATAGTTTATAGACCTGAGCTTTGTGTCATTTACCAGGTAGTAGCCAGGCTTTTCGCTTTCTCCATAAGGTATTGCTGGAACAACCTCAAAAGTTGATGGCAACGAAATGTTTGATGGAATTGAAACTGGGAGAGTACCAACAGTTTTTTGATTATATTGTTCAGACCACTGAGAAAAAGACAGTCCATTCAGTAAAGCAATATAGTCTGAAGAACCACCCCCCACAATTTGAGTCAATTGAATTACTAACCTAATATTTGTAGCTGTGGTTGGTGGCAAGTCAAAAGTTTTTCCAAAGAATACCCACTGATTTCTATCAGAGTCACTAATGTTTTTAGTTTCTAGAACTGTTTGAGTTGTTGAAGATGATGTATCAAAATATCTATATCCAAACTTAACAGTAGATATGTACACACTTTCTACATTAAGGTAAAATCCTAAAGCAAAGTTTGAAAGTGATGCATCAAAGACAGTATTTGCATAACCAAAAATGCTAACAAGCTCTATGTCTCTAGTTCCTGGTCCTGGCGGTACTGTACCAGTAATTTTTGTAGTATTTACAGAAGGAATTGGGGGGTTTGAGATTCTAGCATCAACCAAAGAAACTGAGGCATTAGATATTGACCATTTTGCCGCATCTTCAATAACTCTATCTGCAGCGGAAAGAAATGAGATAAAGCCCACGTCTTCATCAAGCGTCCACGCACTTAGCGGATGCTCTGAATAAACCTTCTCTACGTAAACGTTTGATAAATTGCTCATAAGACTCCCCTTAATTTTACCACAGTAAAACTAAAAAAGTCTTATTACTTATCTTGAATTCGCTTTAGCTCTTCTTGATGAACCTTGATTGCGTTTTCTAGAGCAACAAGAGACTTTTTAATGTTTTCTACCTGCTCCTGTGCCTCAAGGGCTTCAGCTGTTTTTAGGTTTAACTGGTACTGATAAGCCTCTTCTGCAAACTGTGCTAGTCTTCCAGTCACAATTTTGATTTTTTGCTCATCAGTTACAAAATCGTCAGTATTAATCATTCCACATCTCCTCTAAAATATTAATGTAATTATAGCATATTAGGCCTGAGACTCAGACCAGGTAATACGGCTTGATGCTGTAAATGGGCTGGCAGATCCAATTCCTGCGGTGCTAACAACCTTAACTGCTACTGTTAAGATATCTGGACCATTAGGGAATGTTCCATCTCCACCCAAAATTGAATTACCCATATCGATAATTTCTCCAAGGTCGAAGTTAGAGGTTCCAGACAAACGCTTTCCAGTATTGTCTACACCACCACCTGCAGCACGGAAGGAGAATACTTCAACACCACCCAAAACCTTATCTCCAGAATTATGCCTAATTAGCTGAGATAGAGATGGGGTGTTTACGTTTTGCCAAGCAACTGTGCTCAAGTCACCATTAATAATAAGCTTAACCTCGCAGTCGTGAGTCAAGATCATACCAACCTCATTAAGTTTTAGTTGCATTCTATTAATAATTTCACGAGCACCAATATTACCAGTAATGCTAGAGTCTGCAGATGGAGCAAGTCTAATTGTAATTAGAGGAATGATGTCCGTTCCAAGGTTTACAGCCTCTGTTGCAGCAACTGGTGGCTCACCAACATAAACAGTTGCTCCAGAACCAACCACTGGATAGACGGCTGGTGCAGAAACACTGTTTTGAATTAGAATAAAAGCGTTAAAGGTGGAGCCAGAGAACTGGGTGTAGGCAACAGGCTGACCATTAAGTTGTTCGTCAGTAGTATACAAGTTAGAACCAGCTGCAATCTTAGACGCATCTGCACTAGCAAAAGATAGACGAACATACCAATCTGAAGTTCTTGTTCTGCTGTTAAAAATACTTGTTAACTGTGAAGCAGCAGTAGTAACTGCTGTTAGCTGCTGTCCATTTGTAAATGATAAAGAGTCTGAGTCAGCAGTAAATAGGTATGCTTTGTCATCATCAAAGGTTCCGTCCATAATTACTGAGGTACCCCAGTGGAATAGGGTTGGTGCATAAGTTGGAGTTGGTCCATTAACTACTTCATAACGACCTGGCAAGTTACCAGAACGCATGTAGGCTTCATCAAAAAGATTGTTGTGCAAGAATTCATGAACATACTTTACGTGACCCTTGTTGTCCTTGAACCCAAAACGAATCTTACCAGCACCATACCAAGAGTAGTCCATGTATGCCATTTGAATCTTATTTAGATTAAGGTTGTATCCCGTAACTCCATCTCCATCACAAGCATCTAGTGACCAGTTAGGTTGAGCTACCTTGGTATCTACCGTCTTGGTAATAATTACATTGCTTGCACTAATTCCCTTATATTGTGGCTGAACGTGAATTTCGTTTCTGTTTACAATCTTAGTTACTTTGTAAGATCCTCCACGAACAACAATCATATCATCTTGTGTTAGCTGTCCAACAAAATTTGTGTTTGTTCCACGAATAATGTTTGAGTTATTAACTACTGAAGCCTCTCCAGAAATCTGTTGTGTAGATGAGCGACGTACGCAATACAAGGTTGTTCCATCAAACTCAAAGAAGAATCCATTCTGGAAGTCAAACATTCCTGCACGAATTGCTGCACCCTGATATCCATTCATATTATACTGAATAATTCCTGAAGGAATTGTTGAAGTTGGAGTAGATGGTAAATTGTATTCAAACATAAAATCACTCAAAATATTGGCAACTCCAAATGTTCCATTAAACACTGGATCTTGTGATCCAGATACAACGATGCTTGATTGTGTGTTTAGTCTGTGTGGGTATCTTGTGGTAGCTCTTGCTTTAAATGTTGTAATAAGTGCTGCATCAATAATATTAATTGTTCCAGTCATTGTTGAAGCATTTTGAGAAACATAGTACAATGTGTTTGGTGCACCTACTGGAACAGTAAACGTAATTGTTCCAACAGCAGTACCGCCATTAATTACTCCGTCTGTGTACAAGTTTGATGCGTTATATGGTGCTGCAGTCGTTTGAAAAAATAGCGGCTGTCCAGTTGCATTCATGTTAAAGGTATAAGTCGTCCCTCTTGTCAAGGTTATTGTTGGGTCAGCAACTCCGTTAAACAAGTAACTAGCTGTTCCGCTTGCAGTAACACTGTATTCAAGAGTTCCCGTGTTTATGGTTTGCGTACTTACCGCTTCAATTGTTTCAAACTGTACAGGTGGATTAAAGTTAATGGCAAGCGAGTTCTGAATACCCTTACCTGACTGGTAGCGGAAGTACTTGCGTGTTTGACGAACGATTTGTGCCAATGGGGCAGTTCCAGCAGCAATTTCAACACCACCATCAAACGAGCGATGTACAGAGTAACCGTCTGGACGAGCATAAAGCTTTGTGTCTAAGAAATATTTTGTATCTGTTGAGCTAAATGGAACAAGTGCATTTAGTTCCATGGTTTGATCGTCAGCAATAGCTGCTACAATAAATGACTCAATTTGATTTGGAGTTGGTGTAGTGTTTTTAATTGCTACTGTATCTCCAACCTTAAAATATCTCTTAAACAAAGTTGATGCGTTGCCTTTTACTTTTTTAGAACCAGCAGTTACAGTTACTAATCCTTGACCAGTAATTCTACCACTTACAGAAGATGTAATTAGTGCATGAGTAGATGTTCCAGCTGAAATAGCAATAGGAATCTGTCTAATTGCATTATCGTATGATGATGCTAACGCAATTGCTCTTTCGTTATAAACAATTACATAATAGTTTGTTCCATCAGTTAATCCAGAAATATTAGTGTTTCCATTATTTTCGTATGTTGCAATTGCTCCAGGAATAAATGAGTGATCCACTAAAGTTGTAATTCTATTAGACGTAATAGCTGCAGCATTAAATTGAATTGGTGTTGCAGGGGCTACATAAGGAAGCTGTAGAACAAATGAGTTATCAGCATTTACCTGAGCAACAGTGTACGTTCCGTCATTTGCATTGGATACACCCTGTTTAGAAATAATCATTGGGGCAGTTCCAGCATTTGAAAGGTTGTAATCAAATCCTTCAATTGACCTTAAAACAAATCTATTGTTGTTAACAACTCTAACGCTAACCTGGCTATCGTCAGTTAGTGCTGGGTAAATAAAAGCTGCACCAAAATCTTGAACCATTCCGCTAACAAGTGCATCTACCTCTGTGTTAGTAAAGGTTGCACCAGCATCTAACATAAAGACAGTTCTAAAGTATAGTGGCTTATTGGCATTTGCAGATGTAAATCCAGAGGTTGGTAGGATGTATGAACTTGCATCGTTAGAGCCAGCAATTGCGGTCATGCTAGTGTCTGTTTCTGGGGTCCATGCTAAATTCCAAATAGCAATATTTAGTTCTACGTATCCTGCAGCCGATGCTCCAGTAGAGAATCTTGCAGCATAAGAAGCTCTCCACTGGTTGTTTCCTCCTACGGTGTAGGTTACGTTATTCTGAACTCTAGAAGACATAGTCGAAGCTAATACCCTGCTATAACTTCTAAACTCTGTTACGTCTTGAACATTTGGAACTCCAACACCCCACGCAAGGCTGTAGTGTGGAACAGTTGATCCTGCCCTAAAGTCTGTTCCTACATATCCCCAGCCAAGGCCAGCAAACGCAGTTCCATCTGCAGCATCTTTTACTGCGGTTGAACTTTGCTTGTGCAAGTACATGTCATTGTTTGGAGAATATTCTGCCTGATACTTATAATGGCTTTTAAGCAATGGTAATTCTGTTGTGCTAAATCTTGTAAGCAAGCTAGTACCAGAAGCTACTCCTGTAGTGATTGGTTGAGTAGAGTTTGCAGAACCATTAAGAATTAAATCTTTGTGGCTAGTTAATCCAGCTGTATAATCGTCCATGTATGCATCTAAAATTTTCCATGCTGCATATAGGTTTCCAGCACCAAATCTTGTATCCAAAATTGCATTTCCTGTAACGGAAGTTGGCAAGGTTCCAGTAGAAGCATCTACAAACAATTCATCATTATCTACCCAGCCATGATTTGCATAATAGAGGCTGTTGGCTAATGGGTTTGTGGCAGTTCCAGACATTCCGTATACTCCACGAGTAGAGTAAAGTCTAGTGCTGTTTCCTGGGAAGACTAGTTTAAATCTATTTGAAGATACAACTTGCACCGTTGTTGACCCAGTAAAAGTTGCAGGTCCACTAGTATTAAAAATATCAGTAGTTGACGTGCTGTACTGAATGTTGTCTCCTGAAGTAAGAGTTACAGCAACAGAGTCACCAGTAAGTAGTCCATGATTTTCAGCATAGATGGTATCTGCTTCTTCATCTTGCTCCAAGTACATCATAAATAGCTGCTTGTTTAATGGGAATTGCTCAACGTTAGCATTAAATGATACAGTATTTACAACACAATCATTTGTGGCTGACCAAAAGGTGCCATTGTACTGAAATTGTGTAGTGTTAAATTGCCTATAAGTGCGATATCTTTCATAGTCTTCAATAAAATTATATAAACCAATATTTACAGTTGGTTCTGGCATAATCATTGAAGCATTAATAAAGCTGCTGTAGTAATATTCAGAAGCAGTAGTTGGTAGTGAGTAAGAGCTTGGACTAAAAACCATACGGAAAGGTGGAAGCTTTCCACCCAAACCTACAGCTCCACGCTCTGAAAGATCCCAACCAGACCCAACTCCATTTTGGTTAAACTGTGTGTAATATTCTGTGACATAAGAGCTTGAACGCTTTCTTACACGCCTTAATTCATAAACTAAATGAAAAGCTGCCCTACCAAAATTATAAGCACCTGTTGATGTTAAGTTAACAGTTGTAGCACTTCCATAAGCCGTTCCCAACTTAAAAGTATTTGTTGTTGGCTCTTTTACGTAGTATACCTGGAATCTTTCTAGACCACCAATTGCAGCATCACCCTGTGATGGAATATAAAGCAAAGTATCATTAGATCTAAGGCTATGGTTAGTCCAGGTAATTGTATCGTTAACAGTGCTGACGTTTGATGCATTAATTTTAATGTAATATGTTGAACGCATTTGCTTTGTCTCTGACAAAGATTCATTTACATCTAGAGTGGCTGTAATCGTATCTGCAAAATCTACGTAAGGTCTACCATCTGGGGCAGTAGAGCTAAATGTTTCATCAAGATCAATCTCTTTGCTACCAACAGAATTAACTAAATAAAAAGACGATCCTGTTTTAAATCCGTGAGCTGCTTCTGTTGTAACTACCAAAGCAGAGTTTGGGCTACCACCATCACTTACGATTCCAAGGTCTTGCTTAAAAGGAATTTGAGAACCAGAGTAGAATTGTCCAGGAGTAATGGATGTGTATAGATTGCCTAGGTTTCCGCTTGATGTCTGTGGACTAGCGGCCTCATAGGTAAAGGTTGTTACTGATGGTACAGTTTTAATTAAAAACTTTCCTTCAGCAGTTCTTGAAGCTAGTCCCTTGACGTCAATTGGAGTACCCTGAACCAATCCGTGCGACTCTACTGTAGTAACGGTTATAATGTTTGAGCCAGATGTTGATGCTACAGATGCAATATTTGGAATTGAGGCATCAGAGTCCGAAACATAAAATGATGGAATATTATTATTAAGCTCAAGAGTTTCCCACTTGGTAGACTGAAGACCATATTCAAAGTCTGTGTCAATCATGTTTTCTGGAGTAGAAACACGGATCTTGGAAACTGGATCCATAAACGTCTCTGTAGGCTCAAAGTCCTGAGAGAAGTTAGATAGATACTGTGTAGTCATTAAGCTAGCCTCCAGCCAATTGTTTCATTAATGTAGATCAACACTACGGTAGCTCCACCAACATCTATAATTAGATTTCCTTCGATTGTGTTAATCTTTTCTGTTCCAGGGTCAATTATAACATATTCGCTCTGGAAAAAATCCTGTGTATCAAAAACGCTAACGGTAGTTCCTGGAATTGGGTTGTCTGGAAGGGTTATGGTAAAGAATCCTCCACGAGTATCACAAAATAGGTTTGCTCCAACCTCTAGAACAATATCATCAGTAACCTCGATAAAAGCTTCTTGTCCTGGAAGGAAGTCCCAATATACTTCGTCTCCGTCGTTTGTCATCCATTTTCCAGTTGTACCAGTTCCAACAGTGTTGTCTAAAGCAGGAATAAGTAAAAGGTTTTCCCAATAATAGGTTGTTCCATTATTTGTGAGCCACTTTCCAGTTTGTCCAGTAGTTACTGGTACTTGGTTTGGTGAGGTTACCCAAGAAGCATTTGTTCCATCAGTAGTCAAAACTTTTCCAGTGTTTGTAGCTTGTGAAGGATAAAGGTCGTTAGGGTTACCGCTTGTAATAAAAGTTCCGTTGACGTTTGGCAGCGTTAGAGTTCTGTCTGCAGTGGTAGCGGTTGGTGGAACAATGCTTATGTTAAATCCAGTGTTAGAATCAAAAAAGTCAAAAGTTGACAACACATACAGGGCATCTGTTTCTAATAGCTCAGAAATCTGAACGTTTCCAGTAACGATTAGGTTATGAGGGGTTCCCACTTCTCCAATAAGAGCAGTTGCAAGAATTTTGGTTTCTGTATTAAACAAAACATTTCCAGAGGCCACTGTCAAAGCAGCAGATGGGGTTGCTGTCTGAATACCAACAAAACCAGAGCTATTAACTATGAATGGGCTAGAGTCAACGCTGGCACTGTCTTCAATTAAAATTGCTGGACCTGATCCGTTTTGTGTAATTTTTACTGCAGGGCTTGCAGAGTTAACAAGAAATGAGTTAATTCCAGTAAAGGTGTTTGCTACGTTTAGGTCTGACTTGACAGCAAGAATTTCTTCAATTTTTTGAGCCAAATCTTCCATGTCTCCATGAACGTCAACGCCATCAGTAGATAGCGGATAGGGGAGACTGTAAATAGGGGTTAATCCAGATGCCATAGTAACTATATTATATCATGCGAATGTTTTTATTTTTGTATAGTTATGTTATAATCTTCGTCTTGTACTGGTTCTCCCAGTTTTTAATGTCATGCTCATCATTAAGAAGCGGTTGGCCCTTTATGTTTAAGCTTGTGTTTAATAATACTGGAACTCCAGTCTCTTTATAAAATTTTTCCAATACAGCATATAAACCAGGATGCTGCATAGCATTGACTGTTTGCACCCTTGAAGTGCCGTCTACATGGACCACAGAGGGGATGAGATCTGGCTTGAGGCATCTGGGGGTATATTGCATGTAAGGGCTTGTATAGTCCATTTCGAACCATTCAGAGGCATATTCTTCCATTACCACTGGTGCAAATGGTCTAAACAATTCTCGCTGTTTAATTTTGTTTACAAGGGTTTTAATATTTGGATCTCTTGGGTCAGCAAGGATGCTTCTGTTTCCAAGGGCACGTGGTCCAAACTCTGCCTTACCACTTGCAACAGCAGCAATCTTATTGTTCATAATTTCTTTAAATATTTTTTCTACTGGATATTCTCCACCAAGATCATGGCCAAGATATGGGCCATCCCAAGCAATATGTTTGCCTCTTAGTGCAAGAGCTGCCCCTAAAGAAGATCCAGCGTCTCCTGGATTTGGCATAATCCAAATATCTGGAAAGATATCCCACAACATGGTGTTCGCTTTACTGTTTAAAGCACACCCTCCCATAAACACTAGGTTTGGACTCTCTAACTCTTGCCTAGCAATATACATAAAGTCCCAGAGCCTATCTTCATAGACTTTTTGTGCTGCTGCAGCAATATCAAACTTATCTTGCTCAGTTATTTCTTGACCCCAGTCAATTATGCCTTTATGAAAATTATATTTTTGCTCATAGACTGCTGGAAAATACTCTGATACCTTGTCAAAATAAACTTCTGGGTCGCCATAGGCAGCCATCCCCATCATAATATATTCTTCTTGGTTAGCTTTTAGGCCTATAAGATCTGTAAAGGCAGAATAGAACAGTCCAAAACTAAATGGATAGCTCCATTTTTTGTGAAGCTTAATGCTTTCTCCATTTCCAACCCAGACGCTAGATGTAGCAAACTCTCCTATGGCATCTAAGACTACAATAGTTGCGTCCTTAAAAGGGCTAGTATAATACCCTGCTGCTGCATGAGAATAATGATGCCTAAAAGCTTTATCATAAAAATGACGTGGCTTCGAGTCAGAAGCACCACCATGCAATAAAAGTCTTAGTCTTTTTAAATTTGGTTTTTCATAATAGACAATCGCATCTGGCTCTCCAAACTTAAGGGCTTCTAGCCATAGAGCATCGTTGGTGTACCAATCATTTTTTATTTTGCTATATCGCTCTGCATGCCCAGCAAATAGAATTTTCTCATTTTCAACAACAGCAAGGGCAGCGTCATGAGAAGTTTCGTTAAAACCAATTATTTTCATCAGTATAGGTAATCTTTGCCTTTAAAGTTTTTGTATAATTTTCTATATCTAATTTTAAGATATAAAGTTTTTATAGTTTTAAGAATTTTCATATATTTCTTTCCATCCAGTAAAAAACACTTTTGCTACGTTAGACATGTACTTTATTCCTGGATGATTGACATCTCTTGCCGCATCCCAATATTTTTTAAACTTTTCTGGTATGGTTGAGTACACTTCTTCTAAGTATACCTCTTCTTCTATAAAAGAATAGTTATAGAATGAGCAAAGATTATTAAACTTGAGCTTAGTGTAAATGTCAGAATCTACTACAGACCAAGAGTTCCAAAAAAGCTTTATGTTGTACGCTTTGCATAGTTCTTCAAGCATTCTAATTTGATTAACTGATGAATACATCCTCTCTTCAAAAGAATAACTTCTTACCTTTGAAAAGGCATATGGATCAGATTTCCTATCTTCTATGTTTTGAGTGCTTGGTGCGTACTCAAGAAAACCATTGACCTTTGGGTGAAAAATTACATGCCTATTCATATCTGGTAATAATGCAAAAATTGCATCAGGGGCTCCGTATACTGAAATAAAAGAAGTAAGGTTGTTTATTAATGAATCAACACCAAGTCCAGGTGAGCCTAGATTAACAAGCTTTGTATTTTCTTTCTTATCTTTAATATAGGACTCAAGAATTCTTGGCCAGCTAAACTCTTCTGGTAAGCCAGCTCCAAATGCATAAGAGCATCCCAAAGCTAAAACATTATAATTTTTGTTTGATAATTTAGTAAAATGCTCATTTCTAAAATTATTAGCATTTATAGTATAAACAAAGTCTTTATTTAAGTTATATCCTTTTTGATCCAAGTCATCTAAATAAAGCAAATGACTATACCCTTTTTCATCAGTATACTTTGTCTGTATCCCTGGCTGATGAAAATCTAATATGTCAAAAAAATATCCTGGTAAAAGATTTTTTTTTATAAAATCAAAAGTTTTACCATCATAGACAAAGTGCGTTCCTTTAAATGGCACTAGGTAATCCTTTTTTGATGGTCATAATATTTTTCTCCAAAGGCGTGCTCACCATTAAAGTATTTTCTACCAGATTCGTGAGGTCTTGATTTATCATCGTATTGTCTTTGACGAGATAGCTCTACGCCATCCTCATCTTCATTTTTTATAAGCTCATCATTAAAATAATTTGAAACACTGTCTAATTCAAAACTATCAACAAAATATCTTGGTACTGGAATAAAGGCACCAAGAGGGTCTCCCTTTTTAACATAAACCGTTCTTCCTGGATCAGTCATCTTAATATTAAAAGTAAAGTCTCTACGAATTTGATCTGTTTCAATAACTCCAGTCATGCAAACCATGCCAGGAATATACATGTTTGGTGGCTGTATAGTCATAAGGTTAACTCCTGGAGGAGTCTTAAGATGAAATCTATTTTGAATAGTCAACACTCCGCTAGCAAATCCTGGACCTATATGCTGCATGTCAGAGCCATCATCATTATGAATGTTTACCCTAATGTCTTGAGGATTTTCCATTGTTCCGTCCCAAGTTGCATCAAAATCATAATAAGACTTTAATACAAATCCGTATTGATTTCCAATATTAATTGGCAAGCAATAGTAAAAATGATTATTAAACCAGTCTCTTTTAATATTTCCTTTTAGTGATTCAAGAACCTCTTTATATCTTTCTCCTTGATCTTTTCTTTCTCTAAAAGGAACTACTAAAATTTTATTGTTTGGGACTTCGTAGCCTGGATCATTGATGTATGTTTTTGCATCTTGGGTCAACTATAACACCCATCCATCAAAGTATTCTTTTTCTTGAGTCCAGAATGAAGCCAAGGTATATCTCATTCCATTTTCAACTTTAGTTACTCCGTGTAGATGTTCTGGATCTCCTGGATGAACAGCTAAAGTTCCTACTTTTGGAACAATTTCAAAGTTGTGGTTTGGATAAAATGTGTGGCCGCCATCATAATTATCGTTTAAATAAATGATTGCACCAAACTCCCTGTGCTTAAACCACTCAACTAGATGTTTTTCATGTTCCATAGCATCTGTCATATCGTCAGCGTGTGGGTGTTGTTCCATTCCAGGAAACCACCTTACTACCTGAAACAAATCTGGATAAATTTCTGGAACCTCGTATAATTTTTTAATTTCTTCGCCCACACGAGCACGAATATCATACAAAAGTTTTCCAATTTCTTTGCTACGATTTTGATAAATCATGATTGCATTTAGGCTTCTGTTGTCCCAGAAGTCAGACCCACCGTGCTCCCACGGCTCTATATCTTTTACAAAGTCTAGGATAGCCCTAGCCTCTTCCTGTGAAACAACATTATCTACTGTTTTTGCTCTGAACATTTTTTCTCCCTATCTTATATTTTATTAAAATTTTCTTCATTTGTCAAGAACAGGTCACGTTTTTTATACCAGTCTTCAAAGCTAATATTTGCAACCTTTTCGTATTCCCTTAAAAGATCAAGGCTTGGTGCCCCCCAATATCCTAGAATTTTACCAGTTAAAATATCTCTTGTTCTTAGGTGAGAACGATCTTGTTTTTCTAGCCAATCTTGAAAAAGGTCTTGATCTCCTGTGGTAATCCACCTATCATGCTTGTAAAGTTTTCCTGCACCCTTATTGTAATGCCATACAATTGGATCTGGAATACAAAATATTCTATATCCTCTTGTCCATGCACGTAACGCCGTTGTCATTTCTTCGCCAAAAAACATCATCTGAATATCTGGCAAAATTTCATACACAAATTTACCTGAAGTAAAAATAAAATGTGCAGATAGCCCATAATGCTCATAATACTCATTGCTTGTCCAATCAATATTAAAGGTTTCTTGCACTGGGACTGGGGCTCTGGTGTAGCCATCATTAGAATATTTCATTGGATTAGATTTTTGGGGGCTATTTGAAGAATAATGAAGAATGTTGTCGTCTTCATCATTGGCCCACCATGGAACATAGGTTGTGATTAGTGGAAATTCGCACTTTTCTTTTTGTTTAATATTTTCATATGAGTTTACTAGGATTTCATCCCAGTCTTTTTGAAATAACATATGAGCGTCTAGCTGCAAGTAGTAGTCTTCATTATTATACATAAACAAGGCGGCAGTTCTTGCAGCACATACGCCTAAAAGCGTAGGGTATTCTGCAGTGATCATTTTAATGTTATCGAATTGTGACATGTTTGGCATAACGCCATCATTATTGTGTGCCCAAATTCCAAAGACTAATCTTTCTGGATACTTAGCCATCTCAATGCAATTTTGAACAGTTTGTTCTAGGTACGATTCATTGTAAGAACCTATAGCAATAAAAATAGTTTTGTCTGAATTACCCACAGCCTACCCCCCTTTATTCTTTATTGATTGCTGCTGGACAAGGCCTAAATGGCTTATCTAAATGTTTTATCTCGTCTGACTCTATTCCATTCTTATACATTTGATGCCACTTCCAGGGTTCTGAGTTTTTATAAAAATTATCTCGTTTTTCACCATATGTCCAAACTCTTTGTAGCTCTTCTTCACTTGCATTTTCTATTGAAAAATTTGTTTTTTCAAGAAGATTTTTTGGGTAGTTCATCATAAACATAAAAGGAGTTCCTGCAGGAATTGTAATCTCTTCATTAGCCTTTGTTATTTTCCAACAAAACTGTATTGTGTTAAAGTGATACCAGTCTGATTGCAACAAAGCATCCATTGGCTGAACACCATCAATAAAATAATTTGGTGCTCCAGTTAACCAAACATAATGGTCTGGATCAGTTTCAATAACACAGTTTATCTGAAACGATATTGTGGCATTGGCTGTGCCATTATCAACAAATATATCTCCATTAACAGTGACCCCACCTTCAAGAATTTTAACATGGTCCCTAGAGCTATCGGAAATTCCATCCCAAATAAATTTAACATCATTTTTTAACACAAA